AACCCTGTCTAATTGTAGTTTGTTAAATTATAGCACTACTTATGCTTTTCTGCAAGTGCTTCGTTCATCTTGCGGAGGTACCACTCAGCCTTCTTCATGTCCTCCACAGGGTTGTTCTTGTAGCGGTAACGGTGCTGATACTTAATCATGTTGCCATGACAGTAAGCAATGAAACCATCTAGACCAAGCACCTGCTTGATGTAGTCGATACACTCAATGCCACCCATGTTGTAGTGCGCTGGGCGGTCTACTGGATCAAACTGTTTGGTTGTCATAGTCGTTCCTTCATGAATACTTTCACCCACTGTGCGCAGATGTCAGACCGTACGATATCCTGTACGCCAAACTCAATTACAGGCACAGGGAGCATGTGCTTCTTGGCCAAGTGAATGACCTTTGATAGACCGTCAGCTTCCTTCAAGTCAGACTGCTGAACGTCACCATTCAGGACGATAGTAGAGCCTTCACCTACACGAGTCAACAGCATCTTAAGCTCATGCGTAGTGATGTTCTGTGTCTCATCCACAATGATGAAAGCATTCTCGAAGCTACGCCCACGCATCAGGGCTAGTGGTGCCATCTCTACGTTACCGTTCTTGATAGCAGTCTCTAGCATACCCTTGCCCCAGTGTCTCTGCAGTACGTCTAGGACTGGCAGTGCCCACGGGTAGGTCTTCTCTTCCAGAGTACCGGGCAGATAACCAATGTCCTTACCGACAGCAATGTGTGGCCGTGTGATAACGATCTTGTCTATCTCTTTCAGAGTATAAAGATCAGCAGCATAGGTAGCGGTAACATACGTCTTGCCTGTACCTGCTGGACCTAGCACGAAGACCTGGCTGTACTGTTTAAATGAATCAACCAAGTCTTTCTGCTTTTGTGTTCTGGGTACAAAGCCTGAAGTAGACTTGCTGTCTGCACCCTTGTAGTTAGTCTTGCGTCTAGAACGTCGAGGCTTCTCAGGGAAGTCTTCCATTAGATTACTACCAACTCTGCTTCAGTGTACGGAATGTGAAAGAACAGTTCGCCCTTCTGGATGTACCTACCGTAGGCTTCCTTCAGGTTCTCTTTTGTTAGCAGGGTGTCCTTGATACGCCAAGCCTGCTTTAGATCTTTATCGAATACGTAGAAGTTAAGTACTGCGTCATCACCTGACAGCTTATCTAAGAGACGCTGCTTGCGTTCAGGTATGCGGATCTCTTCCCAGTGTGTCGGCCAGTCACCCGACCAAGCAGTTTTAACCTCTGCCTCGTTGTAGTAGGTGTAGCCGTTCTTCTGGGAGACTACATCAACAGAGAAGTTCTCTTGGTTGCTGATGATGGTGTGACCCTTGGCTGTCAGATGAGCCACCAGAGCCTCACGGGCTGGACCGTCATACGCTTGGTACAGGCTACGGCTGAATGCTTTACGTACCGCCATTAGCCCTGACCTCTGTACTGTTTGAAGCTACGTTTCTTAGACTTGTTCATAGAAGACTTCTTGATACTACCACGGGTCAAACCCTGTGATGTCTTCTTGTGTTTCGGTTCAGGTTTCCAAGCAGTACCTGCAAGCTTAGCCATTATACTGGACCTTCCGTTAGGAGTTGTTTCAGTTCAGAGTATCCACCGATATGATTACCAGATGAATCCCAGATCTGTGGTACAGTAGTGTAACCTGCCTTCTTGATTAAATCAAGTAACCACTTAGAGCTAGGTGACTGGACGTTATACACAGTGAACTGTTTCCCTGCACCTGTCAACATTGCCTTGGCAGCATCGCAGAAGTTACACTGGTCTCTTGTGATAATGACGTACATGGTATCCTCATGGTGTGTTGGTCTCCTCTGCAGGACTCGAACCTGCAACCTACTGATTAGAAGTCAGTGGCTCTATCCAGTTGAGCTAAGAGGAGATAGGTGAGTAGTTTAAAGTCATACTCAGGACTGGCAGTTACGTCAAGTCTACAATCTCGCAGCTGTCACCAGAGCAAGCTAGTGTCTGACTACCTGCGGTATTGTCTTCTACTTCATAGTCTCTCAGCTTAGCCCAGTCAATGGCCTTAGGCATAACAGACAGAAGCTCTTCGTATTCAGACTTACCTACCTCTTGGTATGGTGCCTGCTGGTAGGTGTGCTCGTTGTAGGGCAGGAAGCTAACACCAGACATTTCGTCGAAGTGTTTGTACACGAAAGCCCCTACCTCGAACCACTCGTCCTTCCGCACGTTGATAGTAACCGAAGGCTTGTGCTCACACCAGTGCCGCTGGTATGCTAGCCAAGTCTCTAGCTGTTCGATGGCAGTCATGTCAGCTGTAACGATAGCCTTGTTAGGGGACTTCATTGGGAAGCTAAACACGGTAGTCTGCTCAGGCTTGAACACGTCAGGCTCGTTAGGAATACCCTGATCCTTCATGAACTGCGTAAGCGGATCCTTATTGTCGCCACGTACAGTACGAATGTAGTAAGGGGAATGACGAGCGTGGATACCAGAAGCAGAATCCACAAGTTGCGAGACGGTTCCAGAGGGCTTAACGCAAGTGATAGCAGCAGAAACAGGGATACCAAGACGTTCAGCCCACTCACGGTTAGTGTCAACAGCGATAGCTTTGAGATGTTCAAGGGTAGCCTCCAGTCCTTTGTTCTTTGTAGTAGTCAAAGGGTTGTCCATGATGCCAGTCATAGAGACACCAAGCAGACGTTCTTCCTCGGTGTTCTTCTGCCAGATCTTCCGCAGGTAGGGGAAGTTGGTGTAGGTAGACTGGATAGTACCTAGGATAGTAGCCAGCTTTACCTTACGTTCCAAGTCTTCCAAGGTATCAGTAGCACGTACCACCACCTCAGTCAGGTTACAGAACTGGTAGGGACGCAGGATAATCTCCGAGCATGGGTTGGTGCCAAACTCCCAGTTAGGATCACGACGACCGTTCTTCTCAGCCTGCTTCTTGCTAGCCTGTCTGTTGAAGATACCACGTTCACCGCTACCACTTTCTACCAAGGCCATCCACTCACGCATAAAGGATAGTGCATCAGGCTTCTCGGTGTAGCTCACAGAGTTGTTAGCCAAGGCACGCTGCGGGTCATTCTCCCACCAGCTACCACTCTTAGCGTGACGCATACGGTCATCACTCAGGTTAGACAGGGAGATCATAGCACTACGACGTACACCACCAACAACTACAACCTCACCAATCTTGCACATGATGTCGTGGCATTCGATGCTGGAAAGCTTACGGCCCTGTGCATCCTTGAACACCTTAACTACAAATGTGAACAAGTCGACCAGTGGTGCAGGACCAGAGGCACGACCACCGAATGTCTTCAGGCGGGCACCAGCAGGACGAACACGAGACACATCCCACTTGGGGATCTCACCACTAAACAGGAGTGCAATAACTTGACGCAGAGCTTTTGCCCAACCTTCCTTGCTATCCTTAACGACCACGATAGTCTCAGAATCAAAGAGCTGTGGTACTTCAGGGAGCTTCGAAACGAACTGCCGCTCGACACTGAACCCAACACCAGTACCGCAGAGCAGGATGAACATAGCCTCATCGAAGGACTTAGGGTCATCTACGGGTAGGTAGCTGCAGTTGTAGCCAGCGGTGTTGTCACGGGCTAAGGCAGGGCCAGCAGTCATCATAGCACGCATTGATGGCATGATCTCTAGACCAAGGATAGCTTCCCTGATTTGCTCGTAGGGTTCCCAGCCAGTCTCATCCTCTAGGACAGGGGCCACTAGGTTGTTCACGTAGCGGTCTACAGTTTCAGCCCAGCTTTCCCGACGCCCTTCTTCTTCCAGCCAGCGGGCATAACGGCTGGTGTGAATAAACGCTTGGTAGTCTGTTGGTAGATAGTTGCTCATCTCTCGTCTCCATTTCCCTTAATAGTCCCACGTGCTGCACGTCCGTACAGCTTCTCCAAGTTCTGCATAGCTAGGTCTTGCATGTCCAAGTTCAAGTCCCGTGCTAGTGCTGCAACGTACCACAGAACATCCCCTAGTTCTGCAGCTACCCCGGCACGATCAAAGTTGTTGTCCCGAAGCATCTTCTTAACCTTGTTGGCTACCTCGCCAGCCTCACCAGCAAGGCCCAGCGCAGGGTAAAGAAGCTGGTGTGTCGCTGAGTAGATAGCAGTCTTAGCTGCCATACTCTGGTAGTCATTCATCCCCAAGGGTTTGTGCTTGTATACTTCGTTGTAGTATTCCCAAGCTTCAAGATCGCCATCACTGATAGTGCTCATTGTGTTTTCCTTACATCTATATCTACTACTTCGGTATCATCCATGTCGTATAGTGCTACGACTATTGCTTCACGTACACACTCCAAGTCACTGTCTGGATCTGCTCCCAGAAAGTAAACGTCAGGGTCTATTTCGAGTAAGAGGGTAACTTCGTACAGCAAGTCGGAAACTCCTAGTTATATTGAGTGGTGTCTTCAAGTCAAACAGTTATTCCAGCCAGTCATCTGGTATAACTTTGTCTGCGTAGAGGAAGCCATGCTTCTTGCACCAGTCAGCATACGTAGTCTTTGAACCTTTATACAGCTTAGCACGACTGTTAGTAAAGACAAATCGTAAGTCTAGGTCAGGGTACTGATCCTTGATAGCGATATGTTTCCGCCTATCGTCATTAGTGAAGCGACCCTTAGTCTCTACTACGATACCATTGTGTAGGATAAAGTCAGGTGTGTACGATCTATGTCGTAGGTCTACCCACTTAAGCTTCTTCTCTTCATACGTATACCAGATACCCCTTTCGGTGAGGTACCTGGCCGTATCTTCTTCTAAGCCTGAGCGGTAGCCTTCCTTGATAGCACGTGCTCGAAGGTTACTGTATGGTCTCTTAGCCATTAGAAATTCGTGTCCTCGTTCACGTTAGGTGCCTTGATTACCTTGGTCAGGAACTCAGGACCAGAACGGTAGAGGAACTTCCGCAGGTTAGGCCAGCACTCTTTCTTGAAGTCACAGTAGCTGCACGAAACAGGCAGCTTTCTGTTGGGGCTAGTGGCAGACTGGGGTACATCCTCGTAGGATCTGTCAGGTATGTCACCCTGCACCATAGCCTTAGTCTTCTCTATCTCTTCTGCCTTCTTGTCTAGCTCATCAGAGAAGTCATAGATGTCTAAGCAGATGTGGCCATTCACCTTGTCGATAGCTAGGAAAGCACCACGCTTCTTGTCAGTAACAAGAGGATCATCCTTGGCAGCATACACATACGAGCTAAGCTGGCTGATGTAACCGAAGGGATCGTCTTCCCGCAGGTTACCCTCTTTGAATTTCTTGTAGGCGTAGGGGCTGGCAGACTTAACGTCGATAGTCATGCCATCAATGACTGCATCCCGGTGGCCCTTGATACCGTGGCAGTCCAGCCTGTCCTGTGTACCAGTGACTGTATGTCCAGACGATGCAGCAATGCTCAGGGCAAGCTCTTCGATCATGTCACCATAGAAGAACTTGAGCAAAGCACTGGCAGGTAGTTTCTCTGAGAGATCCGTGCGGTTAATCTTGTACCAAAGCTTACGGTCACAGGGTGTACCAATAGAAGATAGAGACAGGTAGCCACGTGGTTCCTGCGGTGCACTGAAACGCTTAGCTGACATCTCCGAAATGTTCTTACCC